TTAACCTCCATAGTTGAACATTTCCTTGATGCGCTGGGTCAATGTCGGGAGCACCGTTTCTCCGAACAGTGCGTAAAGCCCTGCCAGCAGCAGGGCGCCAATGACAACCGCCAGCAGAATTTTGATGGCCGTGTCAATATAGCCCTCCCCGCAATTGCTTGAAAGCATGCCATGAGTTTTAGAGATGGCTGTGGCAGTCTTGCTTTTCAGCTTGCAAAACAGATATTTCATGGATTTTCCTCCTATTCAAAGTGGTAGGTCACCGAGTAGGTGATGTTGGACTTGTTATACATACAATTATGGTTGGTGTAGTAATAAAATTCGAGCTTGCTGTATACGCCTGCGCCCAGCGTTCTCTTGAAAGTAATGCCATTTGAGGTGGTACCATAGTCAAGCTGATCCCACTGGCCGGTCAGCTTGTTGTGACCGCGCACTCTGCCAAAGTCAGAGCCACTGTGACCGCTGACCGGAGGTACGGTAAAGGTATACTCAGTGATGGTTGCGCCTTCAAGTCCGTTTTCGAGAATAACCGAATCGGGTCCGGTGAGCGTCATACCGCCGCTGCCGTTGGAGTCCGCCACAAAGAACACGATGGCAGACCAGGGAGATTCAGCACCCGCAGAATCCACCGCCTTGACACGAACCACATTCCTTCCCAGCGGGTAGGTCTGTGTTTCTGCGTTTCGGCCCTCCCAAACGAGAGTGACAGGATCGCCGTCGGGGTCGGAGCTGGTCGCTTTGATGGTGACTGGCGTTCCCGGCGGTACGCTATTGCCGCTTGGCGTTCTGGTAATGACTGGTGTGACTTTGTATTTAATCTCCCAAAAGGTTTCCCAATGTAAATACCCGTAATTACCAGTAAATACGCGGGGTTGAGTGAAATCCTTGGGAAATTAAATGCAATTAAAAGTAAAGTCTTGAAAGCATTTGAAAGAGGTTTTTAAAGATTTAAAAACTATGCGTTTAATAGCGTTTAAACCCAGTTTAATCAACGTTTAAAGGGGATTTATAAACCAAATATAAATGGCATTATATGGGACTGATTGGGAAACTTTGATTGGGAAACCTGTTGTTAGTTTCCCAATCAAATAAATTCAGTAATATCAAGGTTTTAAGGGTTTTGTTAAAAATTGGTGATTGGGAAACTAACTTGATGTAGCATGAATTTTGCTTTCCTTATTTTAATGCAAAAAGGTATTTAAAAAAAGAAAGGATGAAAAATTATGGTAAATAAGAATTTAAATCAAGTCAATCTGACAAAAAAAGAACTACATTGCATAGCTAGACATATGGAAGCGTTTATGTATAGTTGCAGCAATGACACTATTGCTGATTTTGCTGTAGCTTGCAATCCTTGTTCTTATCAGAGTGATTGTTTGAAATCCGGTCTATTAGATAATTGGGTTTTAATAAATAAGCTGTATGATTTAGAAGGTTGCCCAGATAAATTAAGAGGTAGCAGATTTAATATGGATGAGACGGCGCATTTAAAATAAGTGGGCAATTATTTCTATAATTACAGCTATGTATATATTCACAGTTACTATCACCTTTTTTATATTGTGGTGAAATTTGTCCTGATAGGTATATTTCATGATAAATAAGGCCGATTGTATGTTCTTCTTTTAAATATGGACAGTATCCTTTAATTTCAGTATAAAACTTGGTTGTACTTTTCATTTATAGCTTGTCCCTCTTTCATTAATTATTTGACTGATTGCGGTTGGCAATAACTGTAAGATTAGCCTGCAGAGGCTTGCCCATGGGTTTCTTTTTGTTTTTTTTGGGCTTCTTCTACCACGTCGGCGGGAAAAGCGCGGTTAAACTGGACTTCTATCCAGTTTTTAAATTTATCATCACCGGTTGACCAAAGGCTATTAAGTGTGTTGATCATTTGTTTGAGCTCAGGATCTTTATCATAGGTACGGCGCGTAAGGCCTGTAACATCAATTATGTCGGTTGAAGTTTCTTTCGAAATATTTATATTTTTAAATGCTTCGATAATGGCCTGCTCGCCGTGGCGGGCAATTATATTTTTGAGCGATTCTTCAGGGGAGATAAACATCTCCCCCTCTCCTGTTTTTAGCCATGTATATGAAATACCATATTCGTAACTGATGAGCTTTAAAAGGGTTTCAGAAGGTTCTTTGTCAGATGTTTCAAGGGTAGCAACGTATCCCCTGTTTACACCTAAAGGGTTTGCAAATTGGGCTTGTGTAAGTTTTAAATATTTTCTAAGCGCCAATAAACGTTTACCAAAATCCATTCAATACACCTGCACATCAGTTACATATTTTTGTTGACAGTGCGCATGATGCGCATTATTATTATGTCTAAGAGAGGTAAATTTTTTTACATAGCCATGTCTACATAGAAAGGAGTGATCGGCTGTGGCCAGGACAAAAATAAAAAGCAAGGGCATGACCGGCCTGGAAATAAAGATCATGCTGATGCAAAAAGGTGTCAAACTTAGCCAGATCGCCGGCTGCGCCGGTGTAACACCTGGCGCAGTGACCAGGGCGCTGAATGACAATGACGTATATGTGGGCCGTCGCATAAGGCCGGTTATTGCTGAAGCACTGGGCCTTCCGGAAGAGGAGCTTTGGCCTAGCAATATCATGCCCAAAAAGGTAGCTCAATAAAAACAGCGTGTTTTACCACTGTAAATAAGTTTACAGTGGTTTAGTTGATTTTACCAAATATATAAGGGGGGTGGCAATGGCTATTAATTGGTAGGTTTTAGGCGGTTAATAGGAAATTATGGGTTTGTAAAAGTAAGGCCCGGCGATTATTTAAAAAGGTGGTGAATAACGTGGGTCAAGATTTGTTACCGGTGCTGGCGCAGAAGAATGACATGCGGATCGTAGAGGTTGAAGGGCAACCGGTGGTGACGGCCAGAGACCTGGCCAGGGCGCTGGGGTATAGCCGGGAGGACGCCATTAGCAGGCTCTACAAGCGAAATGAGACTAGTTTTACGGACCGGGATACATTCGAGATTGACTTAAGGAGGTTCAACGTCAATTTGACGGTGAACCTCCAGGGCGGCGATCCCCATGTTCGGGTCTTCACCAAGCGCGGCGCTTTGAAAATCTGCATGAAGTCCAACCAGCCCAGGGCGGTGATGGTGCAGGAGGCGCTGATCGACCTATACGAGCAGGTGGAGCGGGGCCAGTTGGTGTCGGTGGGGTACCTGCATGATGTGGTCCGGGAGCTTAAATCGGAGGTCAACCGGCTTTCACGCCTGGTAACCGGCGCTGAAGGCGGCCGGAATGTGCAGCCTGCAAAAGTGGTGCAATTGGTATACATTTCTCGCCGACGCAAGCCGCGCAGCTTTGACGATGCGGCACTGGAATTTCTCCAGAAGCTTTTCAACAGCAAGCCAAATGCCAAGGTGGCGGAACTGGACCGGCAATTGCGTGGAGAGGCTGCAAGGAAAGGCTGGAAAGTGGGCAGTACTGACAGCGTTTACCGGGCGGTTGCGACTTTAAGGAAGGCGGCTAAGGGTTTAATCCAGTAAAAGGCCCGGCTGTGGCCGGGCGGGAAAGGTGGTAAAAATGAAGGAAGTTATCATAACCAAGCAATTATTATCTAAGGAAGAACTAATTAAGGGTCTTGAAAACTTTATTCAATTTTATCAGAGAAACCATCAATCAAAATTTCGCGGACAAACCCCGCAAAGTCAGTGGGAATCAAAAAGAGCTTGTCAGGACTATAGTCATTTAACAAGCTATCTAAGTTAACAAGTCTTTCTAATAAAAAAAGCTGAGTTTCAATAGATGCCTTACGAACAATAGTTTGGATTTTATGAAGTGGTTCGCCTTGCATCTGACAAATTTTTTCAAGCAATTGGTCAACGTCTTTCTTATTTGCAAGTCTTTTTTTAGCAAGTTCACCGTTATCTATGATTTTTGGAAGTTCTTTTTGACACCTTCTGGCAACACTTTCCGGGATAATGTCACGAAAAATGGAAGATATTTTATACTTTAGTTCAATAACAGTCATTGACCGATCTTCCATTCAAAATTCACCCCCTCCCTGTTTGGTTTTGGTTTGGTTGCACCGTCAAGATTCGACGGGAGGGAGGAATTTCCTACCACGTTTACCGGGCGGTTGCGACTTTAAGGAAGGCGGCTAAGGGTTTAATCCAGTAAAAGGCCCGGCTGGGGCCGGGCGGGAAAGGAGGTGAGAGGGTGCACTTAAAAGAAAAAACCGCCATGGAAAAGGCGGTAAGAATAGAATATGTGATTCCCATTAAAAGCTCTAATCCTCGGGGAGTACAAATTTTCCGTAAGCTTCAAGGATTTTTGTTGCCAACCTCGCCGCAGAATATAGAGCATAATCGTGAGCAAGACAAGTGATGGTAGTAATTAACATTAGCTCGTAATCCTCTTCACTAAGATGCTGAGATTTTGCGTGATGGATAAGGGTTTTAATTTCATTAGCAATGTTTTCGTGAACTTCATATTTTTCTGTCACTTTTCGAACAAGATCGTTCATGTTTAACACAGACATGTATTTTGGTTTCACCCCCTCCCTCCTCGGTTTTGAATGGCTGGCACCGTCAAGATTCGACGGGGAGGGAGGAATTTCCTACCACGATTGAAAGGGGTGTGAAAGTGAAGCAAGGAAAAAATCCTACGCGCAAGCAGAAAGCTCTAATGGCAAGGGCTAAACTTAATCCAGATAACTGGCTAGTTGTTAAGAACCTGCCCGACAGCCTGCACCTTGAACATAGAATAACGGGTCGGGCACGGGTTTTAAAGGCTAGCTGGATTAAGGTGAGCGTTTAAACATGGAGTATCCGTTAGGTAATTTGGGCAAATATCCGGGGTGCCGGTGCGGTTTCCGGGCTTTGGATGAGAACGGCGAATGCTGGGTGCGGTGTGGTCGCCGGGTGGATAATTGCGAGGAGTGCTTCTTTGGTGGCAACAAGGAAACTGAGCGCAAGCCGGCCAGACCGAGGGGTAGAAAGAAACAGAAATGAGGTGTTGCAGTGAAAATCATTACTATGGCGTTAAATAAGTATTTCCGGTGGCTTGAGAACCGGCGTAAAGCCAAGAAATGGAGAGAGTATTTCAGGGCCAACGGAACTGTACGATAAAAAAAGGGCTTTCGCCCATTCACTAACAACTGGATTGTACCAGAAATACAGATAGAAAGCAATTTTTAAATATTATGGAGGCGGGTTAATTGTCAAGGAGGAAAAAAGCCATCCTGGTACCGGGGCAGCAAAGCCTGTTTGACATAATTGTCGAGACGGAGGAGCAGAGAAAGACAGCGCCCCAGCCGGGCAGTATGAATATATCAAGCCAGCTTAGAACGGAACTATCGGAAGGGTTAAGGAAATCCGGCCTTTCCAGGTATGAGGTGGCTGGCCGGATGTCGGAATTGATAGATATTGAGATAACAAAGTCTCAACTTGATTCCTGGACAGCGGAGAGCAAGGAGTTTCACCGGTTTCCAGCGGAGTACCTGCCGGCGTTTTGCGCGGTTACAAGCCATAAAGAACCTATGCGGCTGATGGCCAGACTGATCCAGTGTCACTTGCTTGAGAGTGAGGAGGCTTTACTGGCAGAACTGGGTCGGATCAACCAGGCTAAACGGGATCTGGCCAGACAAGAGAAGGCTGTCCTGGATATAATCCAGCGATACACCGGGGAATCATTGGATCAGGTCGGATAAAAGTAAAAGGGCGGGAAAACCGCCCTGGCCTAATGCAGCCCTGTATATACAGGCCGGTCCCAAGCCCGGACGAATGCAGAGGGTGGCTAAACCAAGGACAGGTGATTATTCCATGACTGGACTAAAAATGATAGACCAAGAGATATACCTGCCAGTTGAAGAGATAGCTTTGCTGTTAAATGTAACGAAGCAGGCAGTCAGGAAAAAAATCTCTGCCGGCCAGATCCAGGCCAAAGCGGAAAATGGTGGTCGCGGTGGCAAAAGTGGTGTCAGGTACATTGTGCCACTATCGTCCCTGGATGACCGTACACAGATCAAATATTGGAAAAAGCAAGAAAAGGAACAGAAAAAAGACCGCCTGGTAATACCGGAAGACACATGCCAGCCAAGAGCATTGGAAGAATATAGCGAAAGTGATCGGCTGATCATCCAAACATGGATACAGGTGGTGCAGGATTGGCAGGCTTTCCGGTCTGCTTACAAGGGTGATCTACAATTGGCCGATGAACGGTTTGTGACTCTCAACCGTGACAAGTACACAGAGATAACATTATCAGTGGATAGCCTCTACCGCAAATGGAAGGCCATTCGTGAACAGAACTATGACAGACTGGTCGACAAGCGAGGGCGGCACCGGCGTGGACAGAACAGCATCCCGGAACTCGCCTGGGAACTTTTCAAATATTACTACCTGGACGAAAGCCAATACACTATAAAGCAATGCCTTGACTTCACCACCTGGTGGTGTGAAAAGGAAATGACGGAACTTCTCCCGGAGATACCAAGCTACTACGCTTTTCGCCGGGCGATCAAGACAATACCATTTGCTGTCGTAAAATACTTTCGCGAAGGTGATAAAGCCTTTGAGGATAAAGCTGCGCCATATATCACTAGGTATTATGAAGATTTAGAAGTCAATGAGGTATGGGTGGCGGATAACCATACCCTGGACGTACTTACCATTGAAGACGGGACAGAGAAACTACACCGGTTGTATGTGACTGCATTTCAGGACGTGCGTTCCCGGAAGGCGGTGGGCTGGTATCTAACCGATAATCCAAACAGCGAAGCGGTCCTGTATGCGTTACGGAAAGCGATATTAAAACACGGGATTCCACGGTACATCTACACGGATAACGGACATGAATTTCTGTGCTTTGATATCGGTGGCCGGGGCAGAAGAAAGACATCAAAAAAAGAAGAACATACCCCTCCCCCCATCTTCACCAGGTTAGGAATTGACTTCTGGAACGCTAAAGTCCGGAATGGTAAAGCGAAAATTATCGAGCGCGCGTTTAGAGAATATAAGGATAAATTCAGTCGGCTTTTAGTCGGGTTCACGGGCGGTAATCCGATGGAAAAACCGGAGCGGCTAAAACATCAGGTAAAAAGCCGCAAGGGAATGATTATTGACAGTAAACTGCGGGAAATCTTCGATACATACATAGAGGGCATGTATAACGAGACCAAACAGAACGGTGCCGGAATGTATGGCAGAACGCCAAACGAGGTATATGCCCAGGAACTGGTGACCATACGCAAAGCGTCAGCCGAGGATCTAAACTTGATGCTGATGCGGAGCACCAGGATGCAAACGGTAACGAGAAAAGGTGTTCATCTGGAGTTATATGGCGAGAAAATTTTCTACTGGGATGCGAATTTTCTATTGGACTATCAGGGATACCGGGTGTACCTGCGTTATGACCCGGAGGATCTGCGAGAGGTCAGGGTATACAACGAAAAGGATGAATTCATATGCACGGTGCTGGCCGATAACGAGACAATCCTGAAATATGGAGCCAATAAGGAAGACATCCGGAAGGCAACGGCAAAAATTAAGCAGTTTAAGAAAACAGTTAAGGCTTACAATGAGAATTCCGGTTTAGAATCCTACCCGAAGATTGAGGCATTTGACCTGATGTTATGGAAAGCGCACCAGAACCTGGCGAATGCCGCGCCTGAACCAAAGGCCAAGATAGTGGAAATGGTCCGGGCCAACGAGCCGACTTCGGCAGAGTTTGCGGCGGCAGCCGAAGCAGGCCAGGCGGCAGAGGTAAAGATGGATTGGCAGCGCATGACAAAGAATGCGCGTAAAAATAAGGCTATGTGAGGAGGTTTTAAAGTGAACGAAGCGTTAAGAGCTAGACTTGAGGGATATCTAAAGGAAAGCGCTAAAAGTCAAGCAGTGGTCGCCAAGGAAATAGGAATTAGCGGAGCTGCATTAAGCCAGTACCTTAGTGGGAAATATCCCACTCCCGGCAGTATTGAACCGAAGATTGAGGAATTTTTTAGCTTGAAGGAAGCGGCGGCCACCATAACCAAGGCCCCGGATTACGTTGACACATCTATTTCAACCGAAACTTATAACATTATTGCTTACTGTCATGCCAGCCGCTGTATCGGAGCCATCATCGGGGATGCCGGCATCGGCAAGACCAAGGGGGCGCAGAAATACGTAAACGATTACAGTCAAGCTGTTTTTATAACAGCCAACAGGGTATGTAAAAACCCGAGGGATATATACCGGATGATTGCCAAAAAGCTTAAGTTAGACCATAACCGCAGATTGTCCGACCTGCATTACGATATCCGTTCCGAACTGGACGGCTCCAATAAACTAATAATCATAGACGAAGCGCAGCATCTTTCGTTGCCGGCATTAGATGGAATCAGGAATTTCAATGACGAAAACTTTGAATCCGGCCTTCCGCCCGTGGGCATAGTCCTGATTGGAAACCATGAATTATTGACTAAAATGATGGGACGGTATGACCAGCCACTGGCCCAGTTGTTCAGCCGGGTCCAGATCAGGCGGCAGATGTATGCGAACCAGCTCCTGAAGGAGGACATAGAAAAGCTCTTTCCTGTATTGGTGGAGAGAAAAGCCGTCAAGGAAATAGAGTATTTATACAATATTGCTCGTACCAGCCGCTGTGGTATAAGAGGAGCTGTCAAGGTGTTCCTCAACAGCTCCAATAATGAGGATATTTCGTACAACGGCCTAGTGGCCGCCGCGAAATATATGGGAATAGGGCTTTCCGCATAAAAGCCCTACCACACTCAATATAACATTTTTCAAATGGCATTTAAAGGGGTTTTATAAAGGTTAATAAAATTTAGCGGATATGAGCCGGTGGCGGCCATATCCGCATGGTATTAATGCAGCTCTCCCCTACCCTATTCCGGGGGAACCGTCCCAAGCCGGTGCAAATGCAGAGGGAAGCCATCAAAGGAGGTGATCGGTTTTGAGTGAGATCAAGCACAAGGTTATCAGCAAGGGCGGCGGCCTGACCATCCCGGCTGACATCAGGAGGTTATACAGCTTCCAGGGCGGTGACGCAGTGGATATTTCTGTCATTGATGGCCGGCTGATAATTAGCCCGCACACGCCGCGCTGCATTTTCTGCGAGAGCCAGGAGAACGTCGGCAAGTACATGGGCAGATATGTCTGCCAGTCTTGTGTGACCAAGATGGTAAAGGATGTGGGAACTGATGGATGAGGCTGTCATTAGGAATATGGTTGATGATTATATTAAATGGGATAGCCTGTTAAGCGAAGCCAAGGAAGAGATTGAAAAGATCAAGGGTAAATTTCAGGAACTGGCAATTGGGGACATGAAGGACAAAAAAGTCAAGCAAGTGGAGTTTTGGGGGAATAAAAACGGCAAGGTGGTTGTCACAACCACTGAAACATTGAAGTTAGTGTCATATAACTTCCTATTGCAGATCATTGGCGAAGTTCTTCTTAGAGATTTTGTTAAAGTTGATCCGCAATATAAATTGTCTGAGCCATTTAAACGCATACTGACCTCTGTCTTTCAGGGCACCTATACAGATCAATCAGTAGATGAGATTATTACACAGATTAGTGACGATATTAAGGTCAGAAAAACCCTTAAGAAAAAACTAAAGGGTAAATGGGATAAGGACGTCGAGAGTCTAAAGGTTATTGCCGGCCTAAATGATAAAGAGGCAGAGCATTATGCCTATTTTATCCAAGAGGCAATTAACTATGATAAAATCGCGCATCTACTGGAGGCAGCCGGGCATAAACGGAACACCGATGCCTTTGAGGTGGCTCTGGAGGCCATCAAGCATGCCGTAGTGGTCGAGGAAGGTATCAAAGTCGGTCTGGATTACGGTAAAGCGGTATAACACGGGCCGGAGTAAAAATTACTCCACCCTAGGTATTTGGGGGTGTCTTCTTGCAGACCAAAATGTCAGACGGTAAAAGAAGGGCTATTTACGGGATGGCCACGCAGCTTGGTATATATGAAAAGAACAACAAGGATGATGACCTGCACGCCATTGTATACCGGGTCACAAAAAAAGAATCCATTGGCCTGCTGACGGGAAGAGAAGCGGATCTAGTCATTGGCGAACTGGTGAAGCTGAAGAACAGTCGCGCAAAGGCAGATCGCAAGAATACCCGTGGCAAAAAAGAGCGTGAACACCGGCCCGGCATGATTACTCCGGGTCAGGAAAGGGCCGTATGGCGCTATATGTACCGCCTGGAGGAGGTTAGTAAGAAATCATCTCAAAAGACCAGGGCGGAACGGTTGTGCGCCATAATCAAGAAACATATACACGTTGACGCTTCTACCCGCGACCCCTTGCGGTTTCTCTCGTTTTCTGCTGGCAGCACCCTTATTGAGGTTTTAAAGAAGATAATTCAATACGAGGAGCGAAAAGCCGGTGATTTAGGCTAAATAAGGAGGTGAACAATACGGCTAACTCTCAATTTCAAAATGAGTTGGATTGCCAAATGGCAAGATGTGAATTGATAAAAAAATGTACTGTTCGCTGGGGAAAGCGCTGTAATCGCCAGGGCGGCAAAAAAGTACCCAGGCTGCGAGTAAGTCCGCACACTATTGATACCGCCACGGCCATGGCGGGTGGTGTGCCTGACTTAAAGCAGCCTGATGTAGAACATGGTCCTATTATATCACAGCTATTGGAGTGAGAAAGATAGCTAAGAAAAAAACAGAGTTTACTGAATCTGAAAAAAACCTTGTTGAATATCTAAAAGAGAAATTGGCGGCGCGGGGTATTAAGAAATTCCCCCGGGATTGGCACTTAAGACAGCTATCGACTGCAAGGTTGATGCTAGCTGGAGAAAATGCTCCCTCCCTGGATGAGTGGAAAGATTGTATAGATTGGCTCTTTAGCCATGAATATTGGGGAGATAAAGTTGATCATCTCGCACGAGTTGAAGGACTTTGGACGAAGTATGTTTTACAAGGGAATAAATCAGTTGAGAACGCCAATATAAGAGCAGAAAAGGAAAAAAAGAAGGCGTTTATCAAGAGCTTGTACATTTGACCGGGGGGTGTTGAAATGAACCGCTATAGCCATCAAATGCCGGCTTGGTTGCAAATATTTAATAAAATGATATCAAGTTATTGGACGCACTGGGTTCTTGGTTTCGCGGCGGGCTACATCCTGGCTGCCGTTGTAGCCGCACCATATTGGGAATGAAAACAAAAACGAAGAAGAAATTTGTTTTATCATCCTTCGCAAAAGCCAGTTAGCCATTGTAGATATCATAGCCGGGAGTATGCGAAGAAGGTTAAAGGAGTTGGAGAAGATGGCCGGCCAGAGCGGACACAACTTGAGTATAGCAAGGTCAAAATTAGGGGCGCCGAGGTTGCCCTTTGAACAGAGAGACGTTGGTGATGGTTATGCCGGCGCCGGACCGGTGACGGTCCGTCAGATGACGCCTGAGGAACGTGCAAAGTACGGCGCGCCGGCCGAAAAGGAACGCAAGTCAGCTCTGACCAAAGCGGTCATAAAATGGGCGGTCGAGCATGCCGGCAATCTGGAGGCGGCCGCCCAAAAATTAAACATAACCGCGAGACACTTATGGTATGAGATGAACAGGTACTGCGTGCCAGTACCAGACAATTGGGAGGAGGACGAAAACATGGAACTTGCTACTACTGATCTACGAATTGACGATACAGTTTCAAATGAAACCACCGTGGATTTGCATAACAGTGCCGATCAAACAAAACCTGAAGGGGTACAGGATGCACCTTTTGATCGCCCCAAGACCAGGCTTGAGTTAGCCCGTGAGAAGCTGAGCCGTGATGTATATCAGAGACTGAAAGAAGAAAGCATATCGGACAGCAAGATCTGCAAGCAATACGATATAGCGCCGGATGTCATGGTCGCACTTAAAAAGGAATGGGGAGTATTATCCAGCGAGAAAAAAACGGAACAAAAAGAGACGACCGCCGGCACCTGCATGACAATCGCTCAAGTTGTGCAGATGCGTGAAGAACTTATTGAGGACATTGACGACTTTGACCGTATTTTGAATAATACTGACGCCATCTCGCCTCGGATTGAAAGGCTACTTAAATACTACCGGGATGATTATCAGCGATGTCTTGACCGCATCGAAGGAGTGTTCAATACAACAGAAGTTACTCTATAAAATTGATTTAACATCATGTTAATGGGGTGCATATAAATGCCAGAATACATTATTCGTTTGAATGATGGTAGTACCATAGAGATTGATGGTGAACCATGTTTACAAGAAGAATACCCGAATTTACAGTTGTTCTTAGGGTTTTATCCATGTGACGATTTGGGAAAATGTAAAAATTCGGATGACTGTGTGAATAATTATCTTGATCATGGCTGCTATTGTTATAAAGTCAATGAAACAAGGACGGGGGCTTCTTTTTATCCGCATTTTTACGGGACCAAAGAAAGTGCAATTCAAGCGACTAAATGGATAATTGAAAGAGTTGGTATTGATAATGTTAAGCAGATAATAGAAAGAACGTTGTTGAAATTTAATAACTGAATAGAATGACTAAAAATGCGAAGCGAGGGAGAGAGATGGATGAAATTAAAAGGGCAATAAAATACTTTGAGGATGCCATTAAGGAATCTGACGAAATTATTGAAGAATGCGCTGGAGTCTTAAAAGCTGAATTAACTACGCAAAAAAGACATTTTATCACAGCATTGAAAGCGATGGGAAAACAAGTGCCTAAAAAACCTATAAGTCAATCAACGTGGAAAGCATGCCCTGCATGTACACAAGGAATAGGTGTAGATAACAATACACCCAATCCAAAGGCAATAGAATATTGTTTTCATTGCGGTCAAAAATTAGATTGGGAATAAGACACATTCCAAAGAACATATGTAACGGTTAGGAGATTAGTATTATGACTTCGCAAGATTGGAAAGAGGTTGAAGAAAAGCTGGATTCCTTCTATACATTAGTTAATCTTAACTGTGACGGATATATTGTAACTCTTTGTTTGAAACGTATTGACCAGTTTAAAAACGGGATCTGCGTTTATGTGAATGATTATATAAGAGGAAAATGGTTAACTGAGGATTGTGAGGAGCGGCGGCGCTTCATGCGACCAGTGGAAAAATACGCTTATTCTCAAAAGATGAGGGCATCCCTAAAGAAAATATCAAAGAGGTTACGCAATAAAATGGGGCTGCCTGATCCAGAGAAAAAGATCACCTTTTATGCTCCTTACTGGACATCGTTCAAACGCTTAAAAAGCCACCTGATCAAGAACAATGTTAATATCGAAATGATACGTGAGCAGGCAGTTATAGAGGACGTTGAAAAAAGCGGCTAGTTAATCAGGGAGGGTGGGAGATGAAAAACAAGTGGCTTAATGAAATACGGTCGGAAGAGTTGCCAGAGCCATACATGACAATTGCGGGTATTATTGGAATTGAGAATACATTGAAGCTAGCAAGTAAACTGGGTGGTGAATCCCTCTATCTCCCACGCCTAACCACTATTCGCCGCCGAATACGAGACCGCCAAATACAAGAGGGTTACACCGGATACAATATGCGCTCTTTAGCAAAAAAGTACAAGATATCGGTACGGAGAGTACAACAACTTGTGAAAGATATAAGGCCTAAAACAAGAAGTAAGAAGCAAAAAACAGCCAATAATGAGTATTGTCAAATGACGATGGATGATTTTGAAACATTTGAAACGAAATAAATTATAAAAATATTTTAAAGGAACTTTATATAGGAAAAGTGATATATTCCGGCAAAGGCCGGAATTTTTTATGAGGCCGAAAAGCAAAATTGGAGGGATAGAGTATGTGGGAACAGCTAGGCGCGCAATTAAACGAGGCACTGGTTAATGTAGCCACCGGGTTGGTGGCCCTGGGAGCCGCAGCGGCAAGCTACTATCTCAAAAAGGGAGCGGATAAACTGAAAGCCGAAACAGGGCGTATTCAGGACCAGGCGAAAGCGCAGATGATTTATTACGCCTTGGATAGGCTGGAAGACACGGCTGAAAAGACAGTCTTAAAAATTGAGCAGACTGTAGCCGGCGAACTGAGGCAAGCATTAAAAGACGGCCAGAAGTTGGATCGTTCCGAACTGCTTGCGCTGGGTCAAACCGCCTGCCAAGAAATACTCAAAACCATGGAGCCCGATGTGGTCCGAATGTTGCAGGAAAACCTCGGCAACCTGGAAGAGTATGTCATGAGTACCGTGGAGGCACAGGTTAAGCTGATGAAGGACGCCAAGGAGAAATAAACCTCTCCCCTACCCTGCTGTTACAAACATATCTTGCTGTGAAAGTGAGGTGTATTACGTGAATTGGTGGATATTGCTGCCGACAGCAGCCACCATTATAATTGGCGTCATCGGTTATTTGATGAATCGATCTATCGTGGAAATGGATAAAAAAATTGATGAATCAAAACAGCGAATCGATGAAATGAGCACCAAGTTAGATCAATCGAACGCGCGTCAGGAAAAAGTAGTAAATGATCTACGGAAGGAATTTTACGAGTACAAAGATAAGGCCGCCGATGAATTTGCCAGGAAGGATGACTTTATCCTCGCGACTGCCGGGATAGAAAAAAAGATTGATAAGGTCTACGATATACTACTTGATTTGAAAGGAAGGGTGCGCTGATGAATCAGGGGGAAATGGAAAGAAAAAAACTTATGAACAAGATTGTTGCCAATGACTTCGCTGAGTTGAATGGGGCAATCATGCGGACGATCAGCGCGGTATTCGGGTTTCGCTGGTTTAAAGTTGATGACCTGCTGTTAGCCTTTAAGGATCGTCAGGATGAAGAATTACTTGAATCATTAAATTATCTGGAAAAGGCAGGATACCTGGAAGTCAGGGACATTGAATGCAAGGCCAAAGTCGAAATGCAGTATGTCGAGCCAAAGGAGACGGAAGCTGTATTAACGGCCAAAGGGATCAGGTTGGTTAAATTTTTCTTCACGGACTCGGCCATTAACATTTAAGGGGATGATGGCATGGCCAGGCGAACCAGGAGCAAAATTGACGCCCTGCCACCTGAACTAAAGGACTCCGTGGAGCAAATGATCCTGAACCCTGTAGAGTTTACATACTTGGATATCTCCGAGTATTTAAAGGAAAAGGGCTATGATATTTCCTATGTGGCGGTGTATCGCTATGCCAGAAGGATGAACGCTAATATCCAGATGGTGGTGACCGCCCAGGAAAATTTCCGGCGCTTGGTGGATGAGATGGAGAAATATCCGGATCTGGACTTCACGGAGGCGCTCAACCGGATATTGGCACAAAAGCTGATCGACCGCATATCTTCAGCCCCTGATGAAGAATGGGCATCGGTGGAAATGGACAAAGCAGTCAAGGATGCTGTAGCCCTGGGACGGGCGGCAGCATATAAAAAGCGCACAGACGCACATATACGCGACAAACAAGAAGCCGGCCTGGAAGAGTTTAAAGCACTTATCTTTGATGCCATGGCCAAGGAACGTCCAGAGCTATACCAACAAGTCAGTCAATTTCTTAACGAGAAGAAGCGTCAGGGCTTAGAGGCGGATGTCGTAGAGGAACAAGTATGAACTGGTATGTAATCAACTGCCTAACCGGGCGTGAACAAGAAGTCAAAAATCATATACAAGACGCTGGCATAAAAGCAATTGTCCCCAGGCGCGTAATGACAGAACAGCGGTGCGGCGCATGGCGTAATGTGGAACGGGTAGTGTTTCCGAGTTATGTTTTTGTCCGGGCCGAGATGACGCCGACAGACTACTACACCATTAGATATGTTCCAGGCGTGATACGTATTCTGGACAATAATCGCCCGAAGCCACTGCAGGAAGAGGAAGTCACGCTGATCCTGAAACTCACCATGGACGGCGATCCTCTAGGGATTTCTGAAGTGTTTGTGGAAGGTGGCAGGGTGACGGTATCCGATGGGCCACTCAAGGGCCTGGAAGGGAATATTATCAAGCTGGATGCAAGAAGGTTCCGCGCCAAGGTGAATATCACTATTCTCGGCGAACCAAGAATTGTTGACCTTGCCGTAAAATTCATTCAAAAAACCTGAGACCTGCCATGCTTGACTCGTCGCATGACCGGATTGAAAGGGGTTAGGTTACCTGGGGCAAACCGGATGATTATCAACCGGGTGGCGAAGCCTGCCCAAATAAGCATTTAGTTATAATTCAAAAGGCGTTTAAAACCCGTTTAAATTCTTTCAAAATCGTTTAAATGGGTTGCGGTAATATGTTTGGACGTATCCACCCCAAGGAGGGGCCTTGTAAGCCATTTCAAAAAGTGCCCCCTGTGATTGGAGTGTATTTTTTTGCTAAAAAGAAATCGGCATACCCAAAGCATTCAGATGCTCCAGCAGGCCATGGAAGACAATAAAAAACGCGCCGAAAGCCGGGAAGAAAAACTAGACAATGAAGTCCGGAAGCTTTTCGAAAGTTATGTAGAACGAGGCACCGGCAAGGAAAGGCTGGAGTTATGGGAAGCCTACCGGAAGGGAGCCCCGCTAACAGGTCCGGACGGGTTACGGAAAAAGCTCGGCGCTTTGGATCTGGAGTATTTCGGCAGGGCTTACCTCGGACACTACTTCACCAGGGAAACCCCCCAGTTTCATAGGGAATTGGACCGGATATGGCAAGCCGGCGTGCTTAAAGGCATGATCCCGCTGTCAATGGAAACGGTGACTAAAATAAGACGCCTTCCGGGTTGTCACCGGGCGGTGGCCGCGCCCAGGGGCCACGCCAAGAGTACCAACTTTACGTTTAAAGATGCACTGCATGCCATAGTATATGATTATAAGCCATATATCCTGATCCTCTCTGACTCATCCGACCAGGCCCAAGGTTTTTTGGGAGATATTCGAGTAGAGCTTGAGGAAAACCAGGCTATAAGAGAAGACTTCGGTGACCTGCAGGGGAAGAAAGTTTGGCGCGAAGATGTGCTACTGACATCCACCGGCGTAAAAATTGAAGCCATAGGTAGCGGTAAGAAAATCCGGGGTCGCAGGCATAAAAACTGGCGACCGGCGCTTATCGTCCTGGATGATATTGAAAATGATGAGAACGTCCGGACACCCGAGCAAAGAAAAAAGCTGGAGAACTGGTTTTTTAAAGCAGTCAGTAAGGCTGGTGACGATTACACCGACATTGTTTATATCGGCACAATCTTGCATTATGACTCCCTCCTCTCCAAGGTGCTAAAAAACCCGGCTTATCAATCGGTTAAATATAAAGCAGTAATCAGCTTTGCCGAACGTGATGACCTTTGGAGTGAATGGGAAAAGATATTTACTGATCTGGATAATGAAAACCGTGAACAAGACGCCAAGGCATTTTTCGAAGCTAATAAAGGTGAAATGCTTAAAGGCACTAAGGTTTTATGGGAAGATAAACTGTCTTATTACGACCTCATGGTTATGCGGGTTTCTGAGGGCGAAACCAGTTTTAACTCTGAGGAACAAAACGAGCCTATTAACCCCGAGGATTGCCTGTTCAACGAGGAGTGGCTGCAATACTATAACGAAGCGGAAATGGATTTCCGGGATAAGCGTTTCCGGTTTATTGGTTTTGTTGACCCCTCGCTGGGTAAAAACAAAAAGGCAGATACATCAGCAATAATTGTTTTGGCTAAGGACATCAAGACCGGTTACCTTTATGTGCTGGTAGCGGACATCGAAATACGCAAGCCGGACAAAATTATCAGTGATGTTATTGAGCTGGAAAAACGGCTGCGCAAAGATTATGGCCGGGGCCATTGGAAATTAGGCTGCGAGACTAACCAGTTCCAAGCATTTTTTAAAGACCAGATGGCTGTTGCTTCTGCCCGTGAGGGCATATACCTCCCATTGGAGGAAGTAAACCAAAAAAGCAACAAGGAAATGAGGATTGAAACTCTCCAACCTGACATTAAAAACGGGTATATCAAGTTTAACCCCCGGCACAAGAAGCTAAAAGAACAACTAATTCATTTTCCGATGGCTGCCAATGACGATGGGCCAGACGCACTGGAAGCCGCCCGCACCTTGGCCAAGAAAAAGCGCAGCATAGCGGATGCCTGGAGGTGATATAAAAATGCCGGAAAAGCAAAGCCTGGGAAAAGCCTTCAGACAAGACTGGATGGTTTCTTCAACCAGTTCCAAGGGCACCATAAGAGATCCCCTTAACCGGCAATCCACAATGACCCGGCGATATTTCAGCGACAGGGAAATATCAGAAATTTACGCAGTTAACGGCCTGTTTGCCAATTTAATTGACATCCCGGCAGAAGACGCAACCAGGGAATGGATTGAAGTCGAAAATGTGGAGCCTGACCTAGCCGGGCAAATAATTAACAAACTATCCAACCTGGGCGCGCAAAATGTATTCCAGGAAGCTTTAAAATATGAACGATTGCGGGGAGATGGATTAATTTCCATCGGGGTCAGCCAACAAGGTACATGGGTGATATCAGAACCCATTGACCGAAGGCGATTGCGGGACGTGGTCTACCTCCACCCTTTCAGCGGCCAGAAAATGGTTGATTTCCTCCAGCAGGATGATGTTTTTTCTCCAGATTACGGACAGATTGAATACTATGAGATTTCCGACACCAGGGGGACACACCTGGTGCATAGCAGCCGGTTGTTGCACCTGGTGACCAGACGGATCGAAGATGAGATTCGAGGCATCCCATTACTGGAGAAAGTTTATGACCTGCTGCTGGTTTTTGACAATGCTCTCTGGTCAACCGGGCAAATGATGTACAACATGAGCCACAAGAGGCTTAAGACCGATGGCATAGATTTCAGTGACAAGGAATTGCGCCAAAAGATGCAGAGTGAACTGGAATATGAGTTCAATACTCTGACGCTTGCGATAATAGGCAAGGATGACGAATTGGAATACATCGGTCCCAAAGTTAGCATCCCGCTGAAAGATATGTATGACTTTTGCTGGGAAATGCTTTCTTGTGTATCCAGAATGCCCAAAAGCCATATTACCGGGCAGCCCCAGGGAACGGTAACCGGTGCCCAGTTCGACACCCTGTTATATTACATGCGTATAGCCGGGATGCAGGAAAGCTATTTAAGGCCGCCGTTGGAATATCTCATTGATCTTAATCTTTTAGCTGTAGATTCCGGAGTTGGTGCCGGCAGTCTTGACCCGAATAAAGTCCCTTACCAAATGAAGTTCCGGCCTCTCTGGAAAGTGGATGATAAGACTGATGCTGAGATCAGAAAAATCAACGCTGATATTGACGGGATATATATGACTCAGCAGGTTTTTTCTCCCCAAGAGATTAGATCGCTCCGGTTTGGTGACGGTACTTCCCTTGCCCGGAAACTGGATATGGCTGAAGAAGATTTGCAACGCATGGCAAAAGACGTTTATGAAGCAAGAATAGCTTCCGAACAAAGCGGGTGATCATATGCCGCGAGTACCAAGGGCGAAATTTCCTTTTGGAATTACCTATGATTACTTCACCAGCATCCGGGCCATGTTGCTGAAAGTCCATGAAAACGTGTTGCTGTCATGGAAAAATCAAATTTTAGGTCAGGTAAGAAATGACAGTCTGCCGGCAGCGATCCGGACTGATGACATCTTCGATATAACGTTGATACTGGAGAAGCTGAGAGAACAAACATTCCAATTTTACTTCACGGCTGAAGAAGTAGACACGGTAGTGCTTAGTTTTGTGGACGGTGTGAAAGAATTCGCTTCCGGTGAATTTTCCCGGCAGGTCAAGGCTGTGTTGGGGTTAACGCCGTTAACCCGTGACGAACAACTTAACGCTATTGCCAAAGCCGCAATCCGGGAAAATGTTTCTTACGTTAAATCAATCCCCGCCCAATACCACGACCGTTTAGAAACGGCCATACTGCAAGGATTGCGCAGGGGCAAATCCACCAGTGAAATCGCTGATGATATTCAACGTGTGTACGATGTTGGCCGGGAACGCGCCAGGTTCTTAGCCAGGGATCAGTCAGGCAGCCTGATGACCGATATAACGAAGGCCCGCCACAAGTCACAAGGATTAGAATATTTCATCTGGAGGACTGCGGGTGATGCCAATGTCCGCGATAGCCATGCGGATTTTGAAGGAAAGCGATTTAAGTGGAACGATGGGGCCGGTTCAAGAAAATTACTGCCTGGTCAAGATTACGGGTGCAGATGTGTGGCTGAAGTGGACTATGGAGAGCTTTTAGAGTTTTAAAAAGGAGGTGAAAATAGTTGAGCAAAAAAAGGTTTGACCAGGTGGAGATCAGCCCTGAAACAATGCAAAAACTGGGGGCGACCGGATTTCTCACTTATCAGTTTACGGCTGCCAAGACTGGAGTGTTCCCGTACTATGATCAAGAGCTTGGACGTGTGGTTTATGAGCTTAAACATCCCGATGATTTATTGAAGCCAGAAGTAATATCCCAGTTGAACTATCTTCCGATTACGGAAGATCACCCTAGTGAATTGGTTAATCTTGATAATTCAGTGTTTTTCACAAAGGGCATTACCCATAGTGATAGTCATATTGAAGAAAATATGCTTATAGGATCAGGGACAGTGTTTGATCCGGGATTGGTAGCAAAGGTATTGAACAAACAAAAAGACGGTTGTTCTATCGGGTTTGCTTGTGAGTTGATTGACGAAGTAGGCGACTATGAGGGCCAGCGGTATGAACGCAGGCAGACAAACTTTATATTTAACCATTTAGCTATGGTTGCCCTCCCCCGCTGCGGCCCCGATTGCGTTGCCCGTATTGACAGTTTGGACAAAGAAGCCGCTGTGCAAGTCATGGCTGATGAAGTCCAATATCTGAATGAAAGGAGCCAAGTAAAAGAAATGAAGAAAATTCGCATTGATTCTCTTGAGTTTGAGGTGCCCGATGAGGTTGCAAGCAAGCTTGACCAGCAAGAACACCGGATTGGTGAACTTCAAGGGCGGCTTGACGCGCGGGAGGACGAAAACAGAAGGTTGCGTGAAGAAAACGACAGCTTAAAGAAGCAGACTGTCCCGGTAGAAAAACTGGATGAGTTGGCGGAAGCCCGGCGCACACTCCTGGAGGCGGCCCGCACCTTTGCAGGGGATGGATATGAGACAAAGGGTAAAACCGACCGTCAAATCAAGATTGACTGCATCGCTGCTTTTTCAGGGGACCAGTTTACCGGTGAAGGAAAAAGCGACGATTATGTCAACGCTAGATTTGACACCATGCTGGACATGGTGCAAAAAAGCAATGACAGTGTGGGGAACAACCAGATGCGCTTTCTGAGTGATTCCGGTACCAGCAGGCAAATCAACGATATGAGAGAAGCCCGCCTGAATATGAGGAAGGAGTGATTTAATTGACAGTACAAAGTTATCAGCCCGCCTCCACCGGTCCCGGACGTATCGCCGAGGGGGAATCATCGGGAGTAAGCATGGCTGCTGAAAACGCCATAGTACCCGGCCAGGCAGTCAAATTGGGTACTGACCCGGAAATCCAGGTTAAGGCCTGGGATGGTGCCGCAAGTACCAATAAGTTTGCCGGTATCGCAGGTCAGAATCTTAGTTATGACCTTGATAACGCGCAGTATGAGCAAGGTGATCCCGTTCCTGTTATTAAAAAAGGTGTAGTTTGGGTGAAAATATCCGCCAGTTCGGCTGGTGTTACCGCTGGTCAGCAGGCTGCCGTGTTACCTGATGGATACTTCACTGCTGCGCCCCTGGTCGTTGGCACTTCAGGCACTTATGGGACTGAAATAGAGGACAGTGAATATCTATCCTCAGCCGCTGCCGGGGCACTGGCTAAACTAAGCATTTCCCTGCCCTGCAAAACAACAAATGTTCAAGTGTGAGGTGAAAATTAATGAGACAATCATTCGGGTTTCGCAACGATGCTTTATTAACTAACCGCGATTTGGAAGCCATTGACCGCACTGTTTACCAGGCAAAAGAAGAAGAGCTGTCTGCCAGGTTAATTGTCCGGCTGAAAACAGATGACCCTCCCGGTGCTGAAAGTATAGGATTTGACATGATTACACGCCGGGGTGCCGCGAAAATCTTCAGTTATGGCGGAGTTGATGACGTGCCCCTGGTGGATGCAGACGTGACCAGGCACGTCCAGCGAGTGTATGGGATTGTCCTTGGTATGAACATTGATGTGCAGTCTAAAAGGGCGGCCCAAATGGCAAACCGGCCCATTGATGTGATTAAGGCTGACGCTTGCCGTAGGGGTATCGCGGAAGCTGAAAACCGCTTCTTCTATATCGGCTCCGCTGCGTATAACGCGCTGGGACTGACTAACGCCACCGGTATTCAGGTCCTTGCCGTGCCTGATAATGGTCAGACTACACCGTCTACATTATGGAAGGATAAGACCGGGGAGCAAGTCATTGAAGATATCCGCCTGACACGGAAAAAGGTGAACAACCAGCCCGGCATGATGGCGGATACCCTGATTCTACCGCCCGACCAGTATGAGGATCTGGACCGCCCCGTTAACGCTGAGCACTATGAAATGACTATCCGCCAGTGGTTGAAGGCTCAGGGATGGTTTAAAAANATCCANAGGGAAAAAACCCTGGAAACAGCCGGAACCGGAGGCNCTGCCTGCATGGTNGTTTNCGACTCCAGTGTGGTACAGCTATCGCTCCCGATGGATTTAACAAGACACCCGGAAGTATTATTACCCAACTTGGCCAGCCGGATTAACTTTGAAGAGCGCACCGGCGGGGCGATTGTCCGTTATCCCCTGGGAATCTGCCGGGCGGATGGAATTTAAGGGGGGCTACAGATGAGAGTATATAACAATACAGACCACATCCTGCACGTAGGAAATATATCGCTGCCTCCCGGTGTTTCAGAGGTTGTGGAGAAAGATTGGGAAAAGGTTGCCAAACACCCTGTCGTACAATCTTGGAGCGACTTGGAACAGGTTGAAATTGAAAGCGGTGACTTGGCGGATATTACTGATATCAAACCGGCTAGTAAGGCTTTAAAGGTCATCGAAAGCACTTTTGATGTTGAGAAATTGAAAGCCTGGGCCAAGGCGGAAGATCGCCCTGCTGTGCTGGCCGCTATCAAGGAGCAAATTAAATACCTGGGTGAGAAAAGCGATAAAACAGTCAAAAGCCTTCTGACCGGTGAACAAGGCGGCAGTCAAGGCGGCAGTGAAGACAATGCCTGATACAACGGTTGCCGCCGTCCGTGCCATAGCTCCTCACCTCTCTAATATTCCTAATGATACGATACAAATGTATATTGATGATGCCAAGACGGAAATGGAGACCCTGCAATATAAACCAAGCCAGGAGGAAAAAATTATGAGGTATCTGGCTGCCCATTATGCGACGCTTAGTTTTCCGGTTGTTAAATCGGAGAGCTTGGACGGCCTGGGGAGCCAGAATTATGTCATACCGGGTGAAGGTAAAGAAGACTTATCCGCAACCGCTTACGGTCAGGAAGTAGCCCGGATGTTGAAGAAATCCGGTAATGGCATGATTGTCATATCTTAGGGGTAATAAAATGGCGGTCAAGATTAAAGTCAAGGACAAAAGCCGGATACCGGATTTGCTCCGGGAACTCAAGTATATCCATGCCCATAAGGTGCAAGTGGGTGTATTTGGTGAGGATGATTCCTGGATTGTTATGGTTGCCTCGGTTCATGAATTCGGGGCAACCATTCGTCCTAAAAAGAGTCGAATGCTGACCATCCCTCTAAAACCTTGGTTACGGGATAAAAAGGCACGGGACATACCGGGGATATTTCGGCCTAAAGGTACTAATGTGCTGGCCAGGAAGACAGGCCGCAGGGGACAGATTGAGGCGCTGTACTTTCTAGCGCCCAGAGTTGTGATTCCGGAACGCTCTTTTCTCCGGTCTACCTTTGATGAAGAGATGAGAAGTATTAATCAATTAATACAGAAAATGCTGGTCCAGGTCTGTGCCGGCAATATGACCGGCGAACAGTTGTTAAACAGGCTCGGTTTGTATCTTCAGTCCAAGGTGCAGGCTAAAATCCGTAGCATTAAATCTCCGCCAAAATCCGGCCTGACCATAGCCGCTGAAGGTTCCGGTAAAACCAAACCGCTATTGGATACAGGAAGATTAATGCAGTCTATTACCTATCAGGTGGTGTAGTAAGTGTTTGATTTTAGCAGGTTAATAGTTAAGCATTCTACCTCCTTCACGGTAATTGAGGAAACTGAGGGGCATTACGACCAGGACAACGGCGGCGTGTGGGTACCGGGGACTGAGCAGGAGAGCACTGTCACCGGTGCAGTGCTGCCACTCTCCAGTGATGAACTAAGGTATGACCAAAATGGCACATATGCCACGGCGGACAGGAAAATTTACATCTATACCGAGCTAAAAAAGGGCCAGCGGGTAATTCATAACGGCAAAGAGTACACCATACACGAGGATAAAAATTACTCCCCTCAGGCAGGCGTGTACATCTATTACGCAAAAAGAGTTGGTGGTGCAGATGATTAATGTTATCGCCATACGTAATGCGGTTATTAGTGCATTAGCCACATATATAAGCCATCCGGTGGTGATGCTGGATCAGGCTGCAAAAAAGCCCCCCTACCCTTTCGTAGGTTATAAGGTTATAACTCCTTATGCTCCGGAACGGGGCTCTGTTGCGGAAATAGATGAAATGGTGCCCAGCGCCAACCCGGACTTTGAATATGATATTGAGCGGACAGCCATAGAGCAGCCGACCATGACAATATCTTTTACGGTTTATGCGAAGACTGAGGATGAAGCTTTGTCCCTGGCCCTGCAGGCGCAAGAGTGGCTACGGTTTAGCGGGTATGATACATTGTCTGAAAATAACGTGGTAGTGGTCGAAACAACGCCGGTTCAAAACAGGGATACTTTGATTATCAATGACTATGAACGCAGACAAGGGTTTGACGCGATTCTTCGAAGTGTCAGTGAGTCCACGAAAAGAATTGAGACTCTTGAACAATCTAATTCAAGTTAGGAGTGAGAAACTTGGCCTTTAAGGATGTAATTGTAACCATAACCAGGGAAACCCAAGCTTTGAGTCAACAGGGCTTTGGTTTACCGTTGATCCTGGCCACCAGCAAGGTACATCCATATACTCTTTATAGTGAAATTTCCGAGGTTGCGGTTGACTTTGTGGCAACAACCGAGGAATATAAACTGGCTTCAGCTATCCTTGCTCAAAATCCCAAACCTGAGCAAGTGGCAATTTACGGAGTTGTTTATGACGGTGAAACCGGTGATCCGGCCACTTTAATTACAGCTTTGAATACTTTAGTGGAAAGCAACAATGACTGGTATTATTTAACCTGTGTTGAACAGGGTGACGATGAAATCACGGCCCTGGCCGGCTGGGTAAACACTCAGAAGAAACTCTACGGGGCAAGCACCAGCAATAAGGCTTTGGTAACCAGTTTGAACAGTGAGAGAACCTTTATTTTATACCATGACCAGCCTACCAAGTATCCGGCTGAAGCCTGGATCGGCAAATGCGCTCCATATGAGCCGGGATCTATCACTTGGAAGTTTAAGACCTTAAACGGTATCCCTGTAGCTACCATCACCACAACGGATTACAACCAGTTACACACCAACCACGGTAATACCTATGTTGATAAATTTGGAATTCTACAAACCAGCGAAGGCATGGTCAGCACCGGGGAATATATTGACATAATGCAGTCCCAAGACTGGCTGGAAGCCCGGATTACCGAAGCTGTTCAGCGGTTGTTAACTACCCTGCCCAAAGTGCCCTATGATAATGGTGGAATCGCCCTGGTAGTTGCGGAAATTGACAAGGTCATGAAACAAGCCCTTGCTAACGGTATGATTGCCCGTGATGCTGACGGGTTGCCCCTGTATACGGTGGATGCGCCTGATAGAAATGACGTGCCGACCAATGACCGGGCGGCCAGGGTGCTGCCTGGGGTTGAGTTTACAGCGGAATTGGCGGGTGCTGTCCATGAGGTCCGGATCAGCGGCACTCTGACCATCTAAGGAGGGATGATTTTTGTCTACTAAAACATATGACCCTAAAAATGTGAAGGTTATCGTTGACGGGACCATACTGACCGGGTTCGCAGACGGCACTTTTGTACAATGCACCAAAAATACTGAAACCAACACCATGCATGTTGGTGCCCAAGGAGAGGTTGACTTTGTACAGAGTGCGGACGAAACCGGGCAAATTACTGTTACGCTGAAGCATACCAGTCCCAGTAATGCCGCTCTGGTTAAGAAGGCTCGGGCGAAGGACCCCTTCGCGGTCAGCGTGGTTGACCGTAATGATGGGAAGATGACAGCTGGAGGGACTCAGTGCAAGATTCAGAAGTTGCCGGACACCGAGCGGAGTGATGAAATTTCATCCATGGAGTGGGTGTTCCTTGTAGCGGATTATGATGTGTCGGTGAAATAAATAACCCCCTGAAGAGGGGGTTATTTACGGCACTTATCTAAAGCGGATTGTAGCTTATCTAATTTTCTTGTGAATCCAGCTTCCATTTCGGAATTATAAAAGTTCTTTAATTTCTCATCATCGTTGGGGTTTGATTTAACGATAATTCCTTCAGATGAGGGATAACCTTTTATGGCCTCCAAAATGAAAGCTTGTAGATTTAAACGTAAGCTATCACCATAACGCAATCCGTCAGAATAAATGGGATTATCTATTACATCTTGAGAGAATTTCGTTTCAGCACGATATGCAGAATATTGATCTCTAATACCTTTGATTTGTGTATAAAGGGGCGTTAGTTTTTCAGCCAGTTGTTCACGACTTATTTTCCCTTTTTCCCATTCAGAATAAAAGTTATTTATCTGGTTAGCTATACTTTGAACATCTTTAAGCCATGCAAGTTCTTTTTGTGCTAATTCAGTTAATTGTGGGGGTGTAGAACTTTGGTGTTTGGAGCCATTACTGGCACAGCCAGCCAGGGAGAAACACATAATTATCACACATAGTAATAGTACCTTAAATTTCAAAATATCGCCTCCAAATTTTATTTTGTGTACATTTTACACCGTTAGGAAAAATTAAACAATCAGGGGGAATTATAAATGGCAAAACAAAAAACTGTGACCGTAAATGGTAAGGAATTTATACTACAACATCCTGGGGCACGATGGTATTTGAATTTGCAGGATAGGTGCAAGAATCGGTCAGGTGTGCTACTGACCGAAAAATATACGGAGGAACTTCTCGAAAATGTTGTAGTTGACCCTAAAATGAAACTAGATGACTTTGATGAAGATATTGACACCGTAGAACAATTAGTCGTCGAGGTGGAACGATTTCTTAGGGGTAAATAGTTCTGAATATGAAATTAAAAGACAAGCTAAGAACAATCTTTTATTTTGGCGTTTAGTGTTTAGCGGAATAAGTTACACAGATGCTCAGTCTATGGACATAGAAGAGATACTTGAAGCGAATGCGGCTCTTGACATGTTAATCTCTAAGGCGAAAGGGAGGCGAAAGAATGGCTCTGCGTGAGTTATTCAATGAAATCGGTTTCAATGTTAACCTTGGTTGTTTAAAAAAGGCTGACCAGGAAACCGATAAATTTGAGCGTGATTTTATACAGTCTTTTGAACAAATGGGTTTTAAGGCAGAATATTCTTTAGAAGGTATAGGTAATGCTACTCCTGGTCTTAATAGGGACTTAAACCGGACGGAAAATGAAATGCGAGATATTGGTATGTCTGCATTAGAAGCAGAACGGAATGTTAATAAGGCTACTGAAGGTATGAAACAAGATATTAAAGAGGTTGGCAAAGCAGCAGACAAGACCAGTGAAGGGATTGATTTTCAGGCACTGGCTGGTGCTGGCGGCCTGGGTCTAGCTTCCTCAACTATGGAGGGATACGAAGCGAGTGCCGGACACCTCAGGGCGCAGTTAGGTATGACAAAGGAAGAGGCCGAAGAGTTTAACGTTATCGCCAAAGAAATATACAAAAATAACTTTGGAGAGACTTTCCGAGATGCTGCGGATGCCACTTCTTTTGTTTATCGTGGACTCAAACTGACTGGAGGTGAACTGCAGACCCAAACCGAAAATGCCATAAAACTGCGGGATGTTTTTGATTACGATTTGCGTGAAAGTGTTAGTGCGAATAGAGCTATGACTGCAGCTTGGGGAACAGATGCACAGAAAAATTTTGACTTGATAACCATGGGGGCACAACATGGCGTTGATTCCGCAGGCGATCTTTTAGATACATTTACTGAATACCCTTCCTATTTTGCGCAAATAGGGCTTACTGCAGATGACATGTTTAAATATCTGGAAATTGGGATGAGTAAAACTAATGGTGCCTTTAATACCGATTATTTGGCTGATGCAATTAAGGAATTTGGCATTCGAATCAGAACTGAAGGCGACACCGCACAGGAAGTAGTGAAAGAATTATTTCCTCAACAAGAAGCTGCAAGGCTCCTCCGAGACTTTGGCCGAGGCGGTGAAGCTGGCCGTGAAGCATTTTATACTGTAATGCAGCAGCTTAATAAAGTTGAAGACCCTATTAAAAGATATACCACTGGAGTTGCATTGTTGGGCACCAAGTTTGAAGACTTAACTGATTTTCAAATGACTGGCATCATTAAGGAACTAGCAGGTGTTAAAGATCAAACTCTTCAAACAGAAGGAGCTACGGCTACCCTTGGCGCTGAATATGACGGTCTAAATAAAGCCATCGAAGGATTTAAACGGCAATTTGAAACCTCTGTTTTAGGTTCCCTTGGAGGTTTTGGTGAGATTCTTCCCGACGTTCTCCAAGGAGGGGCCAACCTGGGAATGACCATACTTGGTTTGCAAGGTCTTGGTATTAACTTTGGTACTGTAATGTCAGTTGGTACCCGCATAGTAGGCGGTTTTGGTGCTGCAATCGGTTTCCTGACAAGCCCAATCGGCCTTGTGCTACTGGCTTTAGGTGCCCTTGTAGCAGCCGGTGTATTACTATACCAGAACTGGGACACTGTAAAAGGTTTCATGGTTGGTATATTTGAATCCATAGGCGGTGCTGCCAAAGGTTTCGCCAATAGTGCAATAGGTGCTATTAACTCGGTAATAAATAGTGTTAACGCCCTGCATTTTACGGTACCTGAATGGGTACCCAGTCTGGGCGGCAAAGAATTCGGGCTAAACATCCCACAGATCCCTATGCTGGCTGCTGGTGGGAGGATAACTTCACCCGGTAGTGTATTGGTTGGTGAACGTGGTCCGGAACTGCTGAACCTTCCTGGAGGAGCTAGTGTTAGCCCGTTGCCTGATGAAGGTTCGGACGGATCGGCGTCGAGTATTACTTTTGCACCACAAACTACGGTTTACTATAACGGTCCCGGTGGCGAACAAGAAGGGCAACGAATTGCCAGGATAGTTGATGACCGTATAAGAGCATCATTCCAAAATTTTATGGATGAATATTTTGCTGTGATGGCCAGAAAACGTCCTGCTATGACTGAGAGATGATAAAATGCCTCGTGCAATGCTTGGAGAAGTTGAATTAAACGTAGTTGAAAGTGAAAAACCGGATTATTCTAATGACATAACCGATAATCCGGTAGAAAGTGGAGTTGCTGTTTCGGATCATGTAAGGCCGAAACCACTATCTTTCACTATATCCGGGACTGTGGCCGGCGCCGATGCCGGCGCGAAGGTTGAAACGCTTCGTCAGTATAGTGTGACCGGCCAATTGCTGAGGTATGTTGGCCGGAATATATTTGAGAACATGGTCATTGAAACCCTGTCTACAACTCATGATGTAGAAGTAAAAAAAGGTTTTAAATTTGAAATCGACTTAAAACAGGTTCGTATAGCGGAAAAGCGAGAAATCCAATATACCGGAACAGATCCGGTAACAGGCGCGGACATAAGTCCGGCAGTAACTCCCAAAGGTAATAAAGGGACCCAGCAAACCGATTCAATAAATCTTGACGCTGAAACAGAAGCGGCTATGATGCAAAGCATTACTCATTAGGGGTGGTTTAATGAACTACCTGCCAATTGATAAGAAATCAGTACCATATAGGTTTGAGGTACAACTTAAAGGCAAGACATATACCTTCGATGTTTTATATAACACTACCGGAGATTTTTTCACAATCAACCTATACAAGAGTGACCAACTCATTTATGCTGGTGAGAAGATTGATTACAACCGGTATTTGTTTTGTACCAGGCTGGAGAATGGAAAAATCGTTACCAACCACCCGGATATCCCTCAAGTTATTTTAGTGCCCTATGATCCAGCGGGAAAAGCCAAACGGGTGGGTTGGGATGAACTGGGCGACCAGGTCTTGGTGTTCATTTTAACGGAGGATGATATAAATGCTTTTCAATCGTAGAACCCAGGTGCTTGTAGCCGGACTTGATATAAGTGACCCGCCATACCTGATAGAATTCAGTGTCGATTTTGACACAGACCCGGAGCCGAACACCGGAGAGATCACACTATATAACCTCTTCAGTGATACAGTCAGTAAGATTGAAAAGGGACAGCAGATAATAATCAATTCCGGTTATGAAGGAGATATAGGGACAATTGCCCTGGCCGTGATCGATGAAATTAACACTGAGCGCAATGACCTTGACGTGTTAACTAAAGTAAAAATAGGTGATGCCACCGATGTATGGGCGGAGGCAACTGTAAGTAAGAGTTTCAAAGCCGGGATAAAAGCCAGCCAGGTTCTTGGCGATATATTAAACGGTTTCGGCCTGGAAATTGGCCTCTTAAAGCTGCCTAATGATGTGACGTATACCGGGGGCAAAGTTGTATGCGGTCCTCTCCAGGTTGTTGCCAGGCAGATTTGCAGTGATTGCGAAGCAAAATTCCACATAGCGAACGGAAGGATCGTAATCGGACCTGAAAGTGAGGGTTTCCAAACAGCCTTTGTGCTAAACTCTGATACAGGTTTAATCGGCAGCCCGGAGCGCATTGAAAATGACAATGGAGAAATGTGGCGGGTACGAAGTCTATTAAATCACCAGATTGGGTCTGACAGCATAATAAAGCTTGAGGCAAGAGATGTACAGGGCTGGTTTAGGGTAGTTAAGGGCAAGCACAGCAGTAGCAAAAGCGAACATATTACAGAGATGGAGGTGGCGGCTGCTGAGTGAACTGATTAAATTTCTTGATAATGCCCTTAAAGAGGCTTTAGCCGGAGTTAATACCTGTATGCCAGCTAAGATTGAAAGCTTTGATCCGCAAAAGCTTAAAGCCACCGTCACACCGTTATTTAAGCGTAAATTTAATGGTCAGGACCAGGCTGTATCAATGCCAATTATCGTTGAAGTACCAGTTGCTTGCCTATATGCCGGTGGGTTTATCATTCGTCCCCCATATAAAAAGGGCGACATTGTGCTGTTGATTTTTGCCCAGCGCGCCCTGGACAACGTGATAGGCACAGGCAAAGAGGCGGACCCGGAAATAAATCGTATGCATGCCCTGGATGACGCTATTCTGGTGGGCGGGCTGATGCCTTTTACCGAGTCCACCCCGGCCGGGAACGCCGGCGACCTGGTGATAGGTACTGATGACTTTAAGGCTAAAATTGTAATCAGCACTGACGGTGCCATAAATATTGAGAGCCAGGACAGTCCCGTCACTATTACCGCGCCAAAAGGGATAACCCTGTCAGCTACGGACCCTGCCGGCAGCGGCGTGCAGATAAACGGTAAAGACAACTCCGGGAGTTGGTAAGCATGAGAACATTGTATATTAACCCCGAGACAAACGATCTGGTGATAGATGCTCAGAACAGCCTGCAGATGGTCGAGGGTACGGATGAAGAAAACCAAGCGGTAAGGCTGTTGGTGGGCACCAATAAAGGGGAATGGTTTTTAAACACTATGCATGGTTTGGCCTATAAATATTTGCAGGTCAAAAACCCTAATGAGGCTGTTATAATGGCTGAAGTTATCAGCACCTTGAAGCAAGAATCCAGAATAAAAGAAGTGTTGGAAGTGAATGTTGATTTTGACCGGCAGGGCCGGGTGTTGACGGTGAGATTTAAAGCCAGGATGAAGAGCGGTGAAACCGTCGAGGGGCAGGTGATAGTATGACATTCGGGTTGACTGCGTTGGGATTCGTAAGGAAAACCTATGCTGACATCGTTTCTGATATGGAAGCCCGTGCAAAAGCCCTTTTCGGAGAGGATATAAATCTAACCGAGCGAAGTCCAATAGGACTTTGGATACGTCTCAATGCCTGGGAAATATCTTTGGCATGGGAGCAAGCCGAAGCCGTATATAATGCCGGATACAAGGACACTGCCGAGGGCGTTGCACTCAACCATGTGGGCAAATACATCGGCATAAGCCGAAAACAGGCGGCCAAGGCAACCGGCCAGGTGACAGTGACAGGTGACTCCGGAACAGAAATCCCCGCGGGATTTATTTTAGCCACTGGTGACGGGGTACAATTCAACGTGGTTACGGCGGCAAAAGTCGGCGCAGGTGGCACGGTTGTCGTTGATATAGAAGCGGTTAATGCTGGGGAGACGGGCAATGTGCCGGCTAACACTATCACTGAAATTATAAACCCCAAGTCTGGGATTGCTTCCGTAATAAACACCACCGGAACAAGCGGCGGAACGGATATGGAAATGGATGATCAGTTTAAGATTCGCTATGATCGATCAGTTTCTAGAGGTGGCAGTAGCACGGCGGCTAGTATAGCGGCCACATTGTTAGAACTCTCCGGGGTGCGGGACGTCTTGGTACAGGAGAATACGACAATGAATGAGGTTAACGGGATACCGGCAAAGTCAGTGGCCCCGTTCGTGTTCGGCGGAGATAACCAGGAAATTGCGAAAGCTATTTTAAAGGTTAAGGCTGGCGGTATCCGCAGTTTTGGCAGTACTGAAATAACGGTAACTGACAGCCAGGGTAATCAGCATATCATTGGTTTCAGCCGCCCGGACATCATTAATATATATGTCCAAGCGACCCTTGAAACAGACAGCAATTTCCCTGTTGACGGCAACGAACAGGTTAGGACGAAGATTATCCAGCATATTGGCGGCCAGGATGAGGACGCCACTGAATATGACGGCCTGGGACTTGGTGAAAAAGTTATTTATACAAAAATAATTGCGGCAATACAGCAAGTGCCTGGAATTACCGATATTCCACAACTCAAGGTTGATACCGTAAGCCCTCCTATCGGTACGAGTAACATCTTAATTGCAATAGATGAAGTAGCTCAGACGAATTGGGAGAAAGTGACGGTGAGTTGACATGGGAATTCTTAATGACATGCTTCAACGCCTCACAGATAACTACAACAAGGACCCAAACAGCAACACCGGCAAGCTGCTAAATCTGGCGGCAAAAGAATTGGAAGCAATACGAGCGGCCACCACTTTAACGAAAGCTTTTCGGGATATTGACCAGGCTACCGGCGCTACTCTGGACCGCATTGGCCGTAATGTACTGGAGGATCGGGGAGACAAAAACGATGTTGACTATCGTAAATTTATTAAGATTAAGATTGTCGCGAATCTTTCCGGGGGTGAGATAGAGACAATAAATGAAGTCCTATCGGTGCTAATGGGAGATGCATACCTTGGTCTCCGGGAGACTTGGAATTTAGTCAGCTATGGCAACGAACCTGCAGCCCTGGCTATCCGCTATGATGATGAGATACTTTATGAGGATATTGATAAAGAATATGAGGATCTGGAAAATGACCCCTGGTTTTTGAATGGGGCATTTTTGCTTGATGGTACAAGGAGCCTAGACGGAGGGCTGACTTATGACCCGCAGGAAACCTTTTCTGCCCGGATACAGACCGTCCAACGCATCCAGGAAGCATCCCGGCGCATCGTGGCCGGGGGTGTCCGGGTTTATTTCGAGATTCCGAAAGAAGTTGTTTCCCAAGTAGAAATTCAGCAATCAGTACAGGCGGTCATTAGCACCCAGGCGGCCAGTCTGATCGGGGTCGAAAACGATGTCAGCCTACCGGTTCACCACCAGGTGAGCCAGGACCAGATTAACCGGCTGGATGGTGTCCACCTGCTGAATGGTCAAGTAAACCTGGACGCCCAGCGGGAATTTGTGGTCCATAATGTTTCCATATCGGAGGTGTCAGCGTGAATATAAAGATTGAGCCTGTCCATGATGTGCAGATAAAAATAATTAAGAAAGGGGATGGGAAAGATGGGGACGGAAAACACAGCGACAACGGTAAAAGCACGGGAGAAGTTCGCCAAGGCTCATAAAGGTGATATTACATTTCCCACGGTAGCGCAAATAGCTTTCGGGAATGGTGGCCATGACGCTGGTGGGCAACCAATAACCCCTACAGGCAATGAGTTGGTGGTACCCGGAGAGTTTTTAAAAAAAGCTGTTAGCGGGCTATCACATCCAGTAAATACAACGTTACGAATAGAAGGAAACCTGGACTTTACGGAGGGCAACGGTCAGCAAGTTTCGGCTGCCGGCATCTACGATAGTGACGGCGACCTGGTTGCGGTAAAAACGTTTACGCCCAAGGCTAAGGACGAAGATACCAGGATTGAAGTGCAATGGGATGAACAGTTTTAAGGGGGTGGGATTTTGGCTGATCAACCAATTCATAATCCTAAAGATTTTAGTGAGGTATTAAGGCTACTTGAGTCCACCGATCCGGCACATGCGAGTACCTTTAACCCTCTGTTTGAAACCTTAATAAATAACGATGCTTTTATTAAGGCTTATGCGGATGCGCTGGCAGGTGCCGGCAGGACAACCGAGACGATCAAGGGGAACGCCGATGCCCATGCTGCGCATTTGGCCGACTTTGTGCGTCAACCTGGATATGCAAATGCTACAGGCTCAGCAAATACTTATGCGGTAACATTGACTCCAGCTCCAACGGCTTATACAGAGGGTATGGCTATTGCAGTAAAGATAAATGCAGATAACACGGGGGCGTCAACAATAAACGTTAACAGCCTGGGTGCAAAGAGTATTAAAAAAGCAAACGGGAATGATGTATCAGTAGGCAATCTAAAAACAGGCAGTATCTACACGTTGAGGTATAATGGTACAAATTTTATCTTACAGGGTAGCGATGCAGCCGGAAACGCTATACCTGCTGATGTGCTATCCGGCAAGACGTTTACTAATGATGCTGGCGACCAGACTGGAACCATGACTAACAAGGTTGGTTCTGCCACTGTGATAACGCCAGGGACAGCAGACCAAACAATCCCTCAAGGCTATTATGGGGGCGCTACCGGTGACGGTAAGGTTTTAGGTGATTCTGATTTGGTTGCTAGTAATATCAAAAACGGTGTAGATATATTTGGTGTTACGGGTAGTTTTCCTAATGATGGTACTGCTGGTACTGGGGATGTCCTTTCAGGAAAAACTTTTTATAATTCTAGTGCTACCAAACAAACCGGTACTATGACTAACAGGGGTGCTTATAACATTACTCCTGGTGCGAGTAATGTAACAATTCCTGCTGGTTATCATAATGGTGCTGGAGTAGTTTATGGTGATTCTGATTTGGTTGCTAGTAATATTAAGAATGGTGTTGATATTTTTGGCGTTACTGGTAGTTTTACAGGATTCAAGAGTGTTCAATACGTGACAATTGCACTAGCAAACCTGGAGACTTCAAAAACCGCTACAATAACTTCAGTGGATATAACAAAAAGTGTAATTATTTTTTTGGGACAAACCACTGTTTCTACTGATTCAAATAATTTAAGTGATTACATGGCAAGGATTGAACTCACAAACGCAACTACTGTTACTGCTTATCGTACGAATGATAATGATGATGTTACAATATCTTGTGTAGTAATAGAGTTTGATTCCGCAGTGATAAATTCTAAACAATCGGGAACTATCTTAATAAGTGCTGGTAATACATCAAACACGGCAACTATAACAGCAGTAAATATCGCTAAAAGTTTATTGTTATACTGTGGGGTTATCACTAGTTATACAGGTACAGTTCCGATACATGCTTTTAGTAGACTTGCATTGACAAATTCTACTACTATTACAGCCACAAGGGGTAATAGCAGTAATTCTGCTACAGTTGGTTGGAACTTAATAGAATTTAAATAAGGATGTGACAATATGCGGTTTATTAGGTTAGACGAAAACAATATGGTGGTAAGTGTAAGAGTTGGTGAGGAGATTGTAGAGGGAGAAATCCAATCTGATACTGGAGAGTGTGGGCAGATAATGCAGCCGGATGGGACGTTTGTTACTCCTGAACCGGAACCGCAAGGCCCAACATCAATAGAACGTATAGAAGCTCTTGAAATGGCTATGCTTGCCCTGATGGATTTATAGGAAAGGAGGTAATTCGATAATGTATCAGTTTATTTTAAACATGTGGGTAATGAAAAAGATTGATGCTACGAAGGTGCAAAGTTATGTTGGCAAGTACATTACCCAAGCTGAGGCTGATATGATTATCGCTACTCCACAAGTGGCGTAGTAGACTTAAAATGCGCATTAGTGTGTATAAATACGCACAAGTAAGACAAAGTAAATATTCTGCTGTATAATCATCCCAGGGGAGGGATGATTATGGTTACGAAGCGGGTAAACATTACTCTGGACCCGGAGATTTATGAGCGATTCCTTAAGGTAGCGGAGAAGAAGGGTATCAAGGTTTCTACCTGGATTAATCAACAGATGAAGCAATTCGTTGAAGAGGAAGAAACTAAGAAAAAGTGAGCCCTGGATTACCAGGGCTACAACCTATCTTTTTATAAAAGTGTCCAAATAAACACAGTCTTCATCTTCGACATCGATAGTAATTTCTTCTTCTGGTTCAAGCTCATATTCCCTGGTGCCAGCGCATAATTCAATTTTCCCGTCCAGTTGGTTTTTTAGATGCAATTTCAAATTGCTCACCTCCTGGATTCATTGTATTTATGATCCATATTTTGTCAATAGTTCTATTAAAATTAGTGCGCATTTTTTAACACAAGTCTTTATAAATCACCACTAAGCCAGATAAATACTGGTTTATGGATATGATCGACCAACGACTTAAAATGCGCAGCAAATAATATGGTATCAAGGAGGATAGAATAATGATTCTTGTATTCGACGAAGGCCACGGCGGGAACGATCCGGGGGCCTGCAGCAACGGCTTGCAGGAAGCTCCCCTCACTAGCGATATTGCCCATCGGGTAGCTGTAAAACTTGAGCCGTATGATGTTAAGATTGAGTTTGCACCGAGGAGTGATAATCTAAACGAACGGGCTGCATTTGCAAACAACCTGGGTGCAGATTATTTCGTCTCTTACCATATCAATGCAGGCGGAGGGACCGGGTTCGAGTCCTATGTTTACACCGGCGCGGATGATGACACTGAGAGAATTCGCGCTATCCTTCATAATACTATCTATGGCGGCTACCTTGCCGGCCAGGGCGTTGTTGACCGTGGTAAAAAACGGGCTAATTTCGCCGTGTTGCGTGAGACATATATGCCGGCAGTGCTGCTGGAGAATCTGTTCATTGACACGGCGAAGGATGCAGCCCGGCTATCAGACCCGGCATTCCTCAACGGGCTGGCTAACGAGATCGCGTATGGCCTGGTAGTGGCTTTGAATATTCCACGGAAGCAGGTAGCGCAGGAAGTACAGGGAGAGACAGCAATATATAATACTACTATAGAGCCAGTAACTATCAAGGTTGCAGGTCATAATATTGAAGGCATTCTTGTTAATGATTTAAGCTATGCGCCTGTGAGAAAATTGGCAGAGGCAGTCGGCTATAAAGTTGAATCATGGGACGGCGATAATAAAGTTGCTACACTAACCAAGGTAAGCTAG